TTTGAAAGAAAACTATATAAATCTTTAAATGTACCTATCTCTCGTTTGGAACCTAATCAAGGTTTCTCTCTTGGCCGTGTATCTGAAGTTACTCGTGACGAATTAAAGTTCAGTAAATTCGTAGACAGACTTCGTAACAAGTTTGCTGATGTATTTGACCAAGCTTTGAGAGCACAATGTGTACTTAAAGGTATTTGTACTGCTGAAGAATGGAATGAGTTTAAAGAACACATTTCTTATGACTTCATTAAAGATAATAACTTTACTGAATTAAAAGATGCTGAGTTGATGAGAGAACGTCTAACCTTGTTGGGTGACATCGATCCATATACTGGTCGTTACTTTTCACAAGCATGGATTCAACGTAATGTGTTGCGTTTAACTGATGACCAAATCAAAGAAATGCAAGAAGAAATTGATGAAGAAAAAGAAGCTGGTTTAGGTTTACCTGTGGGAGTTACTAATGATGTAGCACAACAAGCTATGTTATCTCAAGTTCCACAACAGCCAATGAATCCTGCAGACCAAACGGACGATGAATAATATAAATAGGTAAACCGATTTTTGGAGAATAAAATGACAACAAGACAAATTATTGATTATGCATTTGACGATAACGCTAAAGAGATGCGTGATGCACTTTACGCAGAAATTCACGATAGAGTTACCGCACAAATCCAAAACAAAAAAATAGAAATTGCTCAGAATCTTTTTCCTGAGGAAGAACCTCAAATAGAACAAGAGCCACAAGAAGAATTGGAATAATAAATGGCCAATAAGTATACATATCAGGTACTAAGAGATACCTCAACAGAAGCCATCATCAAGTTGACTGGATTCTTTGATGGTAGCGGACAAGAATCTAACAACGCACGTATTGCAGCTAATAGTTTTGCTGGTGCTCTTGCAACAAATGGATACCTTGTTGCAAACAGTCAAGGCGGCGCTGCAAATACAGCACTAAGTCGTTACGACATACAATTAACAGGTTTAAAATATTATGTTAACTTTCCAACATCTTCTGTTGGTGCTGTAGAAATTTTTTGGAACGGTGGCGGTGCAACTGCGGCGGCTCAGTATGCCAACTCTGCAACTATTTTCCATCTAAACATGCAAGGTGAATTTGGTCTTGGTGAACAAATTCCATCTATTTTAAATAATTCTGGTAATACAGCATTAGGTGCAGCAAGTATTGGTAATGGTGATATTGGCGTGTATACATCTGGTGCAGTTGCAAATAGTTCATATACATTAATTGTAGCTTTACGTAAGAATAACCAAATGTATCAACGTGGTCAATTCAACGATCCAGCAGCATTCAACTACGGACCATACGGTGTAACACCATGAAATTAATCAAAGAAATATTTGAAACCGTTAATTATCTTGTAGAAGATAAAGACGGAAAAAGGAACTTACACATTGAAGGTCCATTTCTGGTTGCGGAAAAGAAAAACCGTAACGGTCGTTTGTATGAGTACAAGACTTTGAAAAATGAAGTTCACAGATATACAACCGAATACATTAATAAAAACAGAGCTTTTGGTGAGTTGGGTCATCCTGATTCACCAACTATCAATTTAGACCGTGTATCACACATGATTGTGGATTTACGTGAAGACGGTACACAATGGATTGGTAAAGCAAAAATTATGGAAACTCCTATGGGAAACATTGCTCGTCAATTGATTGAGGGTGGTGCTCAACTTGGAGTTTCTTCACGAGGCATGGGTTCGTTGGTTAACAAGAATGGTGTTAACATTGTACAACCTGATTTTTATCTAGCCACAGCGGCAGATATAGTAGCAGATCCTTCTGCACCTGGAGCTTTTGTTCAAGGTATTATGGAAGGAAAAGAATGGATGTTGGTTGAAGGTGTATGGACTGAAGTTGACCAAGAGCAAGCAATCGGACAAATCAAGAGAGCTTCTCAAAAGGAAATTGAACAAGTCAGTTTACGCATATTCGAAAACTTCATGAAAAAACTTTAAATATAAATATCCAATACCAAATCAAGGAGATTTTCAAAATGGGAAAATTTAATCTATCAGAAGCCGCTAATGCAATTTTGAGTGAAGATTCAAAGTCTAACTTTGAAGCAAATATCAAAGCAAAGCAAGGTATGCGTGGCTCAGACAAACATCCTAAGGGAGAAGTAGGAAGCAATAAACTAGATACATCTGTGGCATATGGCCAAAAAGATGCTGGTATGATTGGACAATCACCAGAGAGAGCACTAACAGACTCTTTGCCTGATTACTTAAAAGGTACACCACAAGCAACACCACCTGGTGCAACACCACCTGTTGGTGCAGAACACGATGGCGTTGGCGCTACTAAGCCACAAGGCCAACCACAAGAAACAATGGGTCGTAAAGATATTATGACTCCAACTAAATCAGATGCAACCGATTACGATTCAATTCGTGACCGTAAGCCAGGTAAATTGGCACCACAAATGATGCAAATGAACAAAGGTGCTACATTCCAGCACTATGAAGAAACAGAGTATGACGATGAAGATACTTTGACTGAAGAAGAAAAAATGATGATGAAAGACAAAATGTCTAAGAAAAAGATGATGCAAGACAAAATGAAAGAAAGAATGAAAGAAGACATGGATGCATTGTTGTCTGGTGAAAATCTTTCAGAAGAATTCGTTGAGAAAGCATCAACAATTTTTGAAGCTGCAGTTTTAGCACGTGCAGAAGAAGTCATCATTGCTGCAGAAGAAGAATTAGCAGAACAGTTCAATGAAGCCGTTGAACAAGTTAAAGAAGACTTGGCAGAAAAATTAGACACATACTTGAACTATATGGTTGAAGAATGGGTTCAAGAGAATGAAGTTGCAATCAGTGAAGGTTTGAGAGCCAACGTTATCGAGAACTTTGTTTCCGGTTTGCATAACTTATTCAAAGAACACTACATCAATATTCCAGAAGACAAGGTAGATGTTGTTGAACATTTGTCTACTAAAGTTGATGAGTTGGAATCTGAATTGAACGAACAAATCAAAGCATCAGTTCAACTAAAGCAAGAATTAAACGAACACAATAAAAAAGAGGCTATTTACGCAGCTTGTGAAGGCCTAACTACGCAGACCCAAATTGAAAAAATGAAATCACTCGCAGAGAGTATTGAGTTTACAAGTTTGGAAGAGTTTACTAGAAAATTGGAGACAATCAAGGAATCATATTTCCAAACTCCAGTGAATAATAGTGGCAGTGCTGCACTCAATGAGGAGGTCATTATTGAAGATGCACCTAAAAAATCAGCTTCATTTGACCCCGAAATTGGACAATACGCAAAAACAATATCACAGACTTTGGTAAAATAATAAATAAACCTACCAAAAAATAAAACAAGGAGCATTTTAAATGTACATGACAGAAGAACTACAATCGAAATGGGCACCAGTTCTGGAGCATCCAGAACTCGAAGCCATTAAAGATCCATACAAGCGTGCTGTTACAGCATTGGTATTGGAGAACCAACACCAAGCTATGAAGCAAGACCGTCAAGCTTTGAATGAGACAGCTGATAGCGGTCCAACAAACGTTACTGGTGCTGGTGTTTCTAACTTTGACCCAATCTTAATCAGTTTGGTTCGCCGTTCATTGCCTAACTTGATTGCTTATGACATTGCTGGCGTTCAGCCAATGACTGGACCTACAGGTCTTATCTTCGCAATGCGTGCTAAGTATAATGCAATGACAGGTGGTACATCATCTGAGGCATTCTATAACGAAGCTAACACAATCTTCACTGGTGCAAGTTCCAGCGCAAACCCATACGGTTTTGCTGGTAACAACACAACTGATACAGCTAACTCTGCTGTTCGTGACGAGACATCTAATACATTCACAACTGGTATTGGCATGCCAACAGCTACTGCTGAATTCTTGGGTTCAGATAGCGGTCAGCCTTTCCAACAAATGGCCTTCTCAATCGAGAAAGTTACTGTTACGGCTCAATCACGTGCATTGAAAGCTGAATACTCATTAGAGTTGGCACAAGACTTGAAAGCAATCCATGGTTTGGATGCTGAAACAGAATTGTCTAACATTCTTTCTACTGAGATTTTGGCCGAGATTAACCGTGAAGTTATCCGTACAATCTATACATGTGCTGTTGCAGGCGCTCAGTATGGTACTACAACTGCTGGTTACTTCGACTTGGATACAGACTCTAACGGTCGTTGGTCTGTTGAACGTTTCAAAGGTTTGATTTTCCAAATCGAACGTGATGCTAACGTTATTGCAAAACAAACTCGTAGAGGTAAAGGTAATGTGTTGATTGTTTCTTCAGACGTAGCTTCCGCAATGGCTATGGCTGGCGTTCTTTCATACACACCTGCTTTGCAAGCTGATTTGCAAGTTGATGATACTGGCAATACATTTGCTGGTTTGTTGCACGGTCGTATCAAGGTCTATATCGACCCATACTTCGGTGGTTACACATCTAACCAAGAATTGGTAACAGTTGGTTATAAGGGTTCATCTCCTTATGATGCTGGTTTGTTCTACTGCCCATACGTTCCTTTGCAAATGGTTCGTGCAGTTGACCAGTTCACATTCCAACCAAAGATTGGTTTCAAAACACGTTACGGCATGGTTGCAAATCCATTCGCAACAGGTTTGAACCCATCTAACGGTGCATTGAACGCTCGTTCGAACGTTTACTACCGTATTTTTGGTGTTAAGAACTTGATGTAATCTGTTCCCAGGGATGGGAAGAAGCCACCGTTAAGAGTGGTACTTAAAAGGGACCTTCGGGTCCCTTTTTTTATGACATTTTTATTTCCGTTAGTGATTACCCTAAATATAAGGGTAAGTTTATCTTACAATCTTCAACCAAAAATAGGAGTTTTTCATGGCACATACAGTAACGGTAACAATTGCTACAGCACAACACTCATTTGCTGCAGGCACAACATCAACAGGTATTGAGGTAAGTTTGGTTTCTACAGCTGAAGGCGCAACACCAGTTGTACAAAAATTAACAGGAGCACCTTATATTGCCACTTTTGCTGATATTGCATCAGGTGAATATAACATTCATGCTGTAGCTTTGGATGCTGAAGGCAAAGAATTGGGTGATGCAATCACTGGTACAGCTACAGTTGCACCAGACAATGTTGAAATTGATGTACCAGCTTCTATGATTGTATCGGTGCAATAATGTCTAAGATTCGTGAATTCATAAGACAAATCTTCAAACGAGGTGATGTTAAAATTGATGTACCTGTATCGATGAGAATCAAAGTATAATACAAACCGCCTTTCGAGGCGGTTTTTTATGGCTCCTAAATACTAGTAAGGAGAATTTGATGACGGCTTTAAATAATAATCCACAAAACGTTAATTTATTACAACCGACAAAATTTCTATTGTCATTTGATAGAATCAAAGGCGTACAATATTTTTGTCAAACTGCAAATCTACCATCAGTATCTCTAGGTGAAGTGGTAAGAAATACTCCTGTACTGGACATATATTCGGCTGGCAATAAATTAACATATGAACCTTTAACGGTAACTTTTATTATAGACGAAGCCTTATTGTCTTGGAAAAATATACATGATTGGTTTAGAGAGATTGCCAATCCAGAAAATTTACAGACAAGAAAAGTAAAGTACAATGATTATATGTCAAGTGCAACACTAACTTTACTTTCGGCATTGAATAATCCTACATCAAGAATACAATTTTTTGGATTATTTCCTACATCATTGACAGGTGTAACTTTTGATACCAAATCATCAGCTGAAACTATAATGACAGCAACGGCCACATTCAGATACGAGTACTATAATATATTGCCAGCTTAAGTACTTTTATGATATAATGGCATTTTGAGGACGTAGTTATGGAAACACTTGAACAAATTTTAAAATATTGGGAAACGGATGCGGTAATTGACCAAACAGAAGCAGGTCAAGCATTGATAAACATACCTGTTTTACACGGTAAGTATTTGAATATTCTAACAAAACACAAGATTGCTGTCAAGAAGGCACATTTTGATTATCTTAGGATGCGTAAACTGAAATGGGAATACTACACAGGTAAACTATCACAAGAAGAATTGGAACAACATGGTTGGGAACCATTTCAATTCACACTCAAATCTGACATCAATATATACTTAGAGTCTGATAAAGATTTAATTAAGTACTTAGAAAAAAAGGTGTACCACGAAGAAGTGGTATCGGTTATAGAATCTATCATGGCTGAGTTGAAACAAAGAACTTGGCAATTACGTGATTA